TACATTGTCTGATTTCCTGGTCGAGCTTGAAGTGTGCTTGTATATCCAGAGCCATTGAATGTAATCTTAGTAGCTTCGTATGTTGTATAATTTGACCCAACTTGAACTCTTATCTTATCATCTGTTCCTAAAGCAATGCTTCTTGATGTATCTGTATCTTGAAGAAGAATTGATCCAGAACTAATTGAACTAGTTCTTGTAGGAGTAGATGTATTTCTAACAACTAGATTAATTCCTGTAGAGATGTTAGCTCCTACTGCTGAAGATACCACTTGTTGCAGTGTAGGAACAGAGGGAGTGAATGTAGAAAGATATTCTGTAAGAGCTTTTACAGATGGGTAGTTTGTAGGATTAGTAGGATCTGAAGATATAGAAGATCCAGTTAGCACTCTGTTAGCACTATTCTCTGGAATAAATCCAAGACCAGCATCTAGAATATCCCAATCAGCATCTGTAGTTGAACCAGGGCTATCTACGAGAGCTCTTACACTAGCTCCTGTAACTACAGCGGTTGTTCCTAAATAACCATTAGATCTAATGTACCAAATGTCTCCTTTCATTATTGCTCCAGCGATTCCTGATCCTCCTGTAGAAGGATATGGTCCTGGGGAGGTTGATGAAGGTGCATAACTTCCTCTATCATTTAAAAGACCAACTGTTAAACCATCTACATAAGTTTTAACTGCAGGTACGTTTGGATATTTTACAGCATTTGCTGCATCAGTTATAATGTTTGTAGAAAGGTTTGTTGTAAGCTGTGTAGGGGTAGTTACAGCAACTATAGGATTTGTAGCAGGTCCTGATACAGAAATACCAGTGCCTGCTTGAACTCCTGTTAAATTACCAGAAGATGTTTTAGCAACAAGATCACCATCAGCTATACCATCATTAAACCAATATTCTACAACAGGATTTGTGCCAATCCCTACAGTCAGTCCAATATATCTCTGTCCAGCAGGAATTGCTGCAAGTGCTGCTCCTGTATTGTTGTATGGACCAAATCTGGAATCAATAGGTTTCTGAGCACTTACATTTATATTATCATTAAACGTGATAGCCATATTGACAGTTGATTTTAAATTGTTGTGTTTTGGAATCTGATACTACCCATGGCAGTTACGTAATCAGTGATATAAAACTTGTAAGAAATGTTTGCCCAAAGAGGAGAACCTCCAGGAGCTGTCACATTTTGTGTATAAGGAGATCCTGCAAATGGTCCTGCTGGGTTACTAATGTTTCCTTTATTCAGAGCATTGTTAGTATCTTGCCAAGAGAGCTTTGTGTTATCTGGAGTGGTTGATACAGGAATTGCTATCCAGTTCCACTTTTGTGTAGACCCATTGTTAAAGTTCACTGTAACATTTCCTAATGAAGTAGCAAGAACTTTATTCACTCCTGGGTCATTAGCATTAATTAAGTTAGCAAGTACACCTGCTGTAGGTTTAGAACCTCCTGTTATAGATCCGAAATAGTAAGGGTAAGTTGCCATGAATGTTGTTTCTGGTGAAATAATACTTCCTGACGCTTGAGGTGTATTTACTGTATTTCCTGGAGTTCTAGTATCATTTTGATTATAACTGTCTTTCTTGGGAAGACCTGCACTGTATGCACCTGCTACTTTCAGAGCAATTGATGTTTCAACTGTTCCTGAAAGAGGAGTAGCTATTGTGTAGTTTTGAGCAAGGGTTCCTTCGTATATGGTATTTGGGTTGTTAGGATCTACAAAACCAAATTGATTAGGAAGAGCTGGGCCAGTTCCAGTTGCTGTTGCTCCTGATGAAAATGTTGTAGGTGTTCCGTTTATGGTTCTTGTGAATGTAAAACTTGTAAATGCACCAGCATTGTATTTAGTTCCTTCTCCAGTAGCATTGATTGTTATTGCACTACCTATCTCAAGATACTGACTAGTTGGACTTGATGGAGAATTAACTCTTAAACTTATCTGAGGAAGTTGATATGTAGGAAGTTGTAATGGGAAAAGAATATAATCCAACACTTCAACTAACGTCTTTTGTTTCCACCAGCTAGCAGGCTGAGGAGCAGCTCCACCAACTTGAACAGATTGTACCACATCTGGTACAAGAGTGTTGTATTCAGTGGAAAGATTTGTTTCTTCAGGGTTGGTCCAAACCAATCCTACATTATCTTCAAGAGTGATTGTTTTTCCTACAGATGTTGATGGATATTTTCTAACAACTCCTGTAGAAGTGAGGACCATTATGAAGTCTGGGTCACCAACTTGCGTAGGAAGATTTGTAATAGAAAATGAGTTTCCATTTGTATTCAATATTGTTGTAGAAGCAAGCGTTCCACCAAATTGAATATCATTACCAACTTTAGTGAGACCGTTACTTGCTGTAACAACAAGCTCAACGTTTGAAATTGCGTCATCTAATTTTTGAACAGCAAGACACAAATTATCAAGGTTTTCAATACCTGAATTTGGAAGAGCTGGGCCACAATATAATATACTATCGCAACAGCTGCTATTTGCTGTAACGCAAGGATCAACTACAGTAGTTGTTCCGTAACAGGGAGTTCCTGGATGACAAGACATATGTTAATTTATTTAAAAGATTATGGGATGTACATTATATAATAGCAACCGATTCCTGGTTGATAGTTGTTGTGTGGTTGATCTCCACCAGCTTCTTGGTTTGTAGTGGTTACAACGAGTGTTACAGGATCTGTTTGAGCAGCAACTTGTCCCACATAGTCACTAGTTCCTGAATCATCAGAATTTGAAACAAGTGTGTTTTTTAAATATCCGTGACTGTGTGGGTTTGGAGTAACTATAGAAGTTGCAACGTGAGTGTGAGAAGGCATATTGTTTGTAGAGAGCTGTATTCCGTTAGCTCCAACTATACCTCCAGCATATGTGTAAGTAGGGTTTCCAGGAGTTGATGGGTTCACTAAAGGATTCATTGGGTTTCCTAACATTGTACCATCTGTAACACCAACTGCTACAACACCACGTTTGTCAGGAGTTCCGTTTAAACCATTGCAAAGATAAATCTTTTCCCAGATTGTTCCTGAAATACCAGCTCCTGTATTATCAAAATTGTTTAAGATTCCAGGAATTGGATAGAGTTCCATAGCTACGTACGGAATCATCTTTGTGTAATACTTATCTGAAACTTGTTGATCTTGAAGATATTGTGCAATCAGTGTATTAAGATCTTCAAGTTTAACATATGTAACTCCGACAGTAGCAACAAATCCACAGAATTCTGTAATTACATTTTGTAAAACTTGATGTGTGGTTGAACTTGATGTTAAACCTGTTAAACAAGAAGGGATTGTGTAAGGTCCATTTATCTCATCAAGCTCTGCAGTTATACTTGTAACTGATCCGTCTATTGTTGTTATCTGAGTTTGCAAAGAACAAACAGACTTTACAAGAGCATTCAAAACATCCACTACACTAATGTCTCCACATGTAGGAAGGTTAGATGTTACGAGTGCACACAAATTTAATTGAGCTGTATCAATTATAATTCCACTACCGTCAAGAGTAGATGTTAAAAACCCAATAATAGCTTGTTCTACATAGGAAAGAGAATCTCCTGTTTTTATTCCAAGTACAGGAATGTCAATCCCTGTATATCTTACGCATTGGTCAGATGTGATTTGCGTACATCCGTTATAGCAATTTGAGCAGCTCATTTATCTGTATTTTAAAAGTTTAATTCTACTTGCGATCATATTTATTGAATAGTCTCCTGCATAATCGCAGTTGCAGAGCTTATATGTTAATATCCTTTTGTAGTTCAAAAGGTCCATCATCATCTCACCATTGAAAGGCTTATTCAAAGAGAATATAACATTGTTGTATTCTATCTTTGCAAGTCTTGCAAGTGTTTCGTCAATCTCGCACAATAATGTGGAAATGTTAGAACAAGCTAAACATTCTGAAAGTCTTGGTGATAGCATTTTTAATTCGTTTTGTTCCTTTAGAAGCAGCTGCATTACATGCTGCACAAAGGCCGTTGATCAATTGACATCCACAGCCAAATTTAGCTCCGCAGTTTCTACACTGTGCCATATATTAATAAAAGTTGATTACGTAGTTATTACCTGAACAGTTACATCCACCATTGATAAAATTGCTTAACATCCTATCAGCCTGGTTATAAAGCTTGTTAGCCTCCATAACAGCACAGTTGTTAGCAGCAGCAACTGCTCCTTGTATGAAGAAGTATATACTATTTAGTGTTACTTTTGCTTGTGTTTTGATAGCTCTATCACACTCCATCATATCAAGTGTCATGAATGCTCTATCAAACTTCTCTTGAAGTTGGTCAACACGCATAATTGATTTCTCAACAAAGTTGACGTATGAAGGAGCTACACTATATCTTAAAAAGTAGACACCATCTGGAATAGGTATGATCGCATCCGTAGCACCTGTTATTCCTAAAGAGGTTGAATTAAATACGTTAGTTGTATTTATAGTGAATGGAAGCACTGTTTTACCAAACCCATTAGGAATTGTAATCTCAATGGTTGGAGCAGATGGGCTGACATTATAAGTTGATATGTCTTTGATAGACAACAACCTAGTGTCATACGTAGGAACAACAATTATATCTAAATTATAATCTGCCATATTCTTTAAAATAATTATGCCAGAGGATTTTGAGAATATCCTCTCTCGACCCTCTGGCATAGGTTATATGATCTCTACTTTTATCTTACGGGATCAAAGTAGTGGTTGTTGAGGTTGTAGGCCATACAGTGGTTGTGGTAGATGTAGTGGTAACACAAGTGTTATCGTAACCAACCGAACCCAAAGCAACTTCAAGGATTGCATTCACTGCTGTACTCAAAGAACCTGTAGGAGCAGCAATGATTACCATTGAATCTTCTTTAATGTAGTCACCCCAGCTGTAAGTAGATTTGTCATACTCGTTGAACTTAATGTAGTAAGTATCGTAGGTAGTACCATCAGATACCCAGCTTTCAAAGTTCTCGTTATAACCATTCATTCTGTACAGATGCTTCAAGTAACCAGCTTGGTAGCTGTAGTAATTCTTCTCCAATTGAATAATCTCTGCAGAAGTACCAGTTGCATAAGAAGCACGTTGAGTGATTGTAGCATCAGCAACGATATTACAGTTATCAGCTACAATGAAGTCAGCTGTAGTAGCTGGACCGCTGTACACGAATGTACGGAAGTACATACGATCATACTCGAAAGGAAATGCAGCAACATCACAAGGTTGTCCGTAAACAGTCAAAGGTTTACCAGAGATAACCAATTGAGCATTTGCATCATTACCAACTCTTTGGAATTGGAAGAATTTGTTCAAGCTAATGTTGTCTGGGTTGATACCAGGAGCTTGTTGTTGCAGTTTCAGAATGAAAGCATCAATCAAAGCAGGAACATCAACAGTGTCACAAGGATCACCACCGCAATCGCAGCAAGGAGCTTGAACAGTTACAGAACGTGTCAAACCATTGAAATACAAAGTGTCAATGTAGCTAGAATGAGCACGCAAAGTCATAGTGACAATATCACCACACTTTACATTCCATCCTTCAACCTTAGTTATTTGGTTTGCAGGGGTAGGGCAACCATCAACTTTGTACCATTCTGTTACGTTACTTTTGATTGTGTTAGGATTAACAGTAATTGTTTCTGCACCTCCTGTTAAATTAAAGGATTGTACAGCACCAATACCAGCAATCTTGTCAGAACGCTTAGAACCTTGCAGATAAGTGTTTGTTCTACCTTGTGCAACGTAGAAATAAGGAGATGAAGCAATGTTACCAGTAGTAGCAACAGTGTAATCAGACTTAAAGAAACCAACTTGACCAGCAGTCAAGTTTTGCGTAGAGCCAGAACTAGCAATTTCTGAGCCAACTGGCACTACGAATAACGTAGTTAATGAAAAATCAGCCATTGTTTATTTATTTAAAATGTGAAAAAAATTATTCGTTTGTTTGTATTCTCATTTGAGAGCTTTGTACAGCAGCTTGATTCTCCGTGTACATAGCGAGGTTTTGTACTGTTAGATCGAGAAGTTCGTCTTCAAGATATGTTTCTAGTTCACAGTCTTGATCTACAGATGGTGTTCCATCAAACTTGATATATCCTTCTTTATCAATGTAAACTGGATATCTCATGTAACTTATGTAAACCTCTGTCGGTGTAAACGTACCATCTGTAAAAACATTAATCTCATCAGACGATAGAAAGTTGAAGGTTTCTTGATATTCGAATGATGGTTTATAGTGGTCATTATTTAAAATGAACTGTAAATCACCGTGTTTAGCAAGATCCCTATTAATCCAAATCTTTCTATTTTTACATCTTCCCTTATCTGCAAGAATATAACTATCAATGTAGAACATATACTTTGGATCTAGAACATCCAATTTAGCATACCATTGATTGAGTTCTTTGTTCTTTATTTTCAGAGGTAATGGCTGATTATTATACGTAACCACCAAACTTTGAAGATCTTCATAACGCTTCTTGAAAGAATCTAGACCAAGTCCACTCAGTGTACTAAAGCCATCAACCTTTTGTTTAATGAGCTTTATTTGAGCTTCGTTGAGAGCTAAAATCTTATCTTCTAACTGGATCTGCTGATGTTCATTAGTAGATAGTTTATTTAGTCTTTGATCAATCTTGTACAATAAACTATCTACAGGTATCATACGGCAGCAAGTTTCTTAGTTTTTAATTTTTGTTCCAGTACGATGAGATCTTCTTGATTGTCATCATCCGCAAGATACTTAATCAAGTCTTCCTCATCTTTAGCAACCTCAAATTCTCCTTCATACACTTTACCACTAGGCTTAACTCTATAGATGGAGTGAGTGATTGCTTGTTTTACCAAGTCTTTAATATGGAGCAAGTTTTCTCTCATGTCAGCAAATCTATTGAACACTTCAATAGGATTCAAGCCCTGGAATGAACCAGTTTTGAATTCTGTTTGCTTCAGAATATTATCTACTTGATTATATACCACTTCTTCTTTTGTATCATCGGTTACTGGTAATCCAAGTAAGCGAGCTACTTTTCTTCTCTTCTCATTAGTCATTTGTTCAAATTTCAGAATAGCTTTGTTGATAAGCTGCTTCTTCTTGAACATCACTGCATTTTCAATCTCATCATCTACAACATAGAATTGAGTTTCAGCAGGATATTCACCACGTTCCCAAGCTTGATAAGAACTTGCAATTGTAGGATGCACACGCAACCAAGAGAATGCTAGCTCCTGTAGAGGGATGCTGAGATCAAAGTAGTTATCTCCATCCAGCAATTTTACAGATTGTACATGCATTGTGTCATCAGTTGATGTAGACAATCCGTAGTTCCAAAACTTAGAACGAGGACCAAGATCAATTCCTCCGAGAGAGTTTTCAAGTTTTGTGCGAAGAGCTGTAACACGTTCGATTTCAAGTTCTCTTTCTGTAGGATCTTGAATTCTACGAATGTAGGAAGCTTCAGAATCAAGTCCTGTTCTATATCTTCCATCTAATTCCTTGTAAGGATATTTGAAAACCCCTGTACCAGGAATACGTGTCATGCCTTTAGCAGCCAAGTTAGTTTGCATTGTTTGCAAACCAGATGAGGTATACTCTTTTTTAATAGTAGAAATTTTTCCAATCTTGCCCATATGTAGTTGTTTATTTGGTTTGTTAGCAGAGTGACACCCATCGAAGGGAGTAGCGATTAGGAATTCCCCAGTCCAATCACTCTGTAGTTTTGAGAAGAGCTCCCCCACTCTGAAGTGGGGGGCATTCTCTCCTCGATGATATAAGTGCACATACAGTGCACAGTTATTAGAATTGTGGAATCTCTTCGATCAACACAGTGCGAGACAAATCTTCGATAAATACATCGCAACGGTCTTTCATCCAGATTTCATATCCTGGGAATTTGTTAGCAGAACTCATACCCTGAGATTTAGCAAAACCTAAGTGGTGACGAGTACCATCGATATAACCCCAAGTCATTGAAGGAGCACCCTTCATACGAACCTCACGGATGTTGTTAACCATAGAACCATCGCTCATTGGAGAAACGTCGAACACCATAAATACAGGAGTTGATTTCTTGTTCTGACCGAATTCCAGGTTAGATTGTGGAAGATCCAGTTCTTTCAAGTGAATCAGTTCAACACGACCAGTCTCACGAGTAACCATTGCATCGAAAGCAAAGTTGTAAGTGATGTGTTGTCCTTCTCCTTGCATGTAACGATTTCCAGAATCAGCCATGAAAG